TGCCTGAACTGGAAATCCTGGCTTAAATAAGACTTTATAAAAGTTTTTACCCGAATCAAAATCATCATAGTATGGGTTGATATTTAAGTCTGTTTTTTGTGCCATCTTTTTTAGAATTCCAGAATGATTTTAACGTCTTCTTTTTGCCTAAGATTTCTTTCAACCTCGGGTCTGTTATCAATGTAGATAATGTCCCCCGTCTTTTTATTTATCTCTGGATTTGCAAGTCCACTAGTGAAATTAGAACCCAAAGTAATTCCATTTTCTGAACTACCAGTAAATCCAGATGCTACTGTTGTAGAAGTTGCAGATGTAAATGAGATGCTATCAGTATTATTAAAATCAACAACTTTAGAATCTACACCAATGGTTGTTCTATCTTCTTGATTAACACCATCAGTTAAGAATAGTGATCTATCTTGAAAATATTTTAATACTTTAGTACTACTATCATATGACGAAACCCAACCCTTCGCAATCTCTGTAGATGATTGAGTTTGAGTAACTTTTTCTCCTACTGTTGGTGTTCCTGTATATGAATTATCAAGTTTTAATGCGTATGAAGACGAATAAGTAGAACCTGTAAATGTAGTTACACCAGAAGAATATTCTTTTGGATTTTTAACAATTCCAACTTGAGCAAATTTTGTATCTACTGGAAAATCTTTAGTAGAATCGTCAAATCTTGCATAGATTAAAACTCTATCAGCACCTAGTTCAGTATAAATGTCATATCCATGTCCCTTAGATGGTGGGATAATTGGAATAAGGTTTGCTGGACTTGATATAGTTCCAGTTCTTTCTAGATCAACAATACCAAATGTATATCCTTTACCCCCAGTAACAACGTTAGTAGAAGTAATAGCACCATTACTATCTACATTTATGGAAACTTTTCCTCCTGTACCGTCACCTAAAATATCATACGTCGATGCCGTATATCCCAAACCAGCATTTTTAATATAAACTTTTTTGATCTGATTATTATTTGTGTCAGAATCACCAGACTCTCTAACAGATTGAATTTGCGAATCTGTAGATGTTGACCAATCGTTAGGAAGAGCAATATATTCGATAGAATCGAATTTGATTATATCACTTGGAGAAATAGAAAATAGATACTTCCAGGTATATCCATCAGATCCTGCAGTAAATGGTTGCAGATCAGTTGAGGTTGGTTCAAATTTTGATCTGGCACCTTTTAAATTAGTTCCAGAAGATCCATTATCAATACAAATATAAACTCTAAAATCACTATTAATTACATAATAGTTTGAATCATATAATCTACTGGTTCCAGAGTTTGGTGTTGTATTAGTGGAACTATAATCATGCCTATACATGTCATAGGCAGTATTTGATGTCCATTGAACCTTTCTTATTACCCTTCTAATATTTGTACTAGTAACTCTTTTTCCAAATATTCCAGTATCTCTATAATGTGTTAGATACTCAAAATTATCAGTTGGACTTGGAGGTCCACTAGTAGCAGTGCTCCAATCAGAAGTTCTACCAAACCCAACAGCAGATGAATTTGGTAGACCTAAGAAAACATAATAAGAATTATTATCATCCAATACAGAATCTATAAAGTTACTCGCATTCAGTATTCTAAATTGATCTGTTACGACAGCAGCCATATTAACGTAGTTTTTTAGATATTTATAATAGTTTAGGGAGAGCTCCAGTAGATCTTATTCCAACGTTTCTTCTTTGAATAATTGGATATGTTGAAAGACCTGATACGATGTTTCCTGTCACTCCAATAGAAATTGGATTAGAAGACCTTTCTAATCCTGATGTATTGGATAATCTACCCCAAGAATATCTACCAACTGGATAATTTATAGTTCCAGTAGTGTTTATTCCAACAAGGTTTGATGCGGAATGAACGCGACAAGTTATAATACCAGTAGCATTATTCAGTGCCTCAACATAATAAACATTATTGATATAAGTTGTTCCAATACCAATAACTTCACTATCCGAAGAATTGATAGAAGTAACACCAGATCCAACTAAAGTATCAAAGATGTATATTGGATATCCAACCTGTAATTGAGAAGTTGTTAAATCATCTAATGTAAATTCTATGGCAAGGTTTGGTGAAGATGTAGATGCAATTCCTACAACGGGTCCAATATCTCCTTGAATAGTTGTGAAATTCTTTACAAGTTCAATTGAGTCATTTCCAGTTAATGTAGATATTGCGACGGTTGATGCGCTACCAACTATCAACACATCAAAAGAATTTAAATCAGGATCTTCATACTTAAATAATTCAACACTATCAACGAATATTTGAGTATCAGTTGTAGATACGTCATCAATAATGTTTGCAATTGGGAAAATCAGTGGTTCGATAGAATCTCTTGCCTTAGAAACAATCTCACCATTGATATTTTTATCAACTTTTTGTTTTATCAAATTCAATGGTCTATCAGTAATTTCATCAACCCCAGGTCCTGAATACAAGTTCGTTTCAAATTTATCTGAGAATGATAGATCAGTAACAGTTCTCTTTTCTTGTGATAATAAATTTGGAGCACCATTGAATTTTGGAACTTGAACAATATCACCTTTCTTTATGGTTTCATTGACATTTGTGACTACACTAGCATCTGCAGAAGTTCCCTTGTAAAAATAAATTGAGACATTATCATTTGGTTTGGGGGCAGTGGTAAATATGAACGAAGTTCCTCCACCAAATATGTAATTGACTCCTGGTTCTTGAAGAACACCATTTATAAAGATTAATAAACAATTTTGTAAGTTGATTCTAGAATCTGATTCTTGTTCAAAACTAAGAAGTTCGCCATTGTAGAATAATGGGAATGTCTTTTTAACACCATCTTGAAGATCTGAGATAGAATCAATAAAGTCCAATTCTCCAAATTCCCAAGCGGCAAATTTGTCTGAGTATGTCTCCAAAACTGTCAATTCAAACTCATTAATAGGAGATGCTAATCTGGAATCTGTAACTAATCCAACTGGTTTAAATACATCTCCTCTTTGGAAAGAATAACCATTTCTAGAAATTTCAAAATCATCTACTCCAAAATAAGTTGATCCAATTCCAACATATCCAACACTCAAACTAATTGATAAACCAATACCAGTTGTGGTTGTTGTCCCAACCCCAAGTCTTGAAACTCCAATAACGGAAAGATTTTCATAAGATGGTGATGATACATATACTGATGGATTTGTATATCCAGTTCCACCAGCACCAATGTTAAAGGAAAGTGAACCTCCAGCACCAACAACTGCGGTAATACTTGCAGGATCTCCACCAGCATCCTGATTGGAATCATAAACAGTAACACCGATAGAATTTAAACCATTGTAACCAGATCCAAAAGATCCTCCAGGAATTTCTGTTGTAATACCTGTAATAGATCCTCCTGCGCCTACTATAGCGGTTACAGATGCCCCTACAAGAGGTGCAAAACCAAGTCCTGGTGTAGATCCTAGTGAAACAATAATTCCACCTCTTGGAGTTTCATTTTGATTTATATCACTATCTGAAGTAATATATTCTAATGGATCAGTTACAGGAACTGTAATTCCTGAGAATATAACGGTGCTTATTCCAACACCTTCTGTTATTTCAAAATTACCTCTTGGATTATTTGGAGTTGTTGGTTGTTGGAAAATTCCATTAATTAAAACAATTCCACTACCACCGATAGTTCCAATACCAGTAGTATTTGCACCACCAACTGTTAAAGTGAACGTTCTACCAATACCATTAAACTCATTTGATAAATCATCATATATTTTGTTTGTGGTATAATCAGATCTTAGAAAAACTCTTCCATTGAATGAAGAAGTTTCGTAATCCAAATTAAACTTAGTTTTATCTATTTGAGGATTTCCTCTTGGAGCATCTGCAAAATGTATTTCGTTTTCTACAATATTAAAAGCACCTCTATAGATATCAACCTGTGTTGATGATGTATGAGAAGTTGCAGAAGTTCCAACAAATCCTCTATCAGTTTGAACTAAATTAAATACTCCATTGTTAGTAATTGGTCCAGTACTTGACGTTCCCAAACCAACATTAGTGACTCCAAGATACTCATCATCTATTTTTAATATATCTGATGGATTGATGGAAGATATTCCACTTAAATTAAATATTGTGGTTGCGGTTCCAATAGATCCAGATAATGTATGAGAAACATTGGTAAAAATTAATGGATGTTGAATGAGATTATCAATTACAATTATTGACCTACCATTCTTTTTAACCATTTCAAATTGGTGAGCATTTCCTCCCCCAAGATCTGTGAATGTTACTGCAGTTCCACTTCTTGTTGTTGATATTTGGAATTGATCATAATTGCGATCAGTTACAACAGCAAAAACAGCAGATGGTAAAGTATCAGTTACTCCACTATTTACATTACTGTATGTTAGTGCAGTAGTAGCAACACCAACAATAGTTGATTTTGGTGTGTAAATTAATTCTTCACCATCTTTAAAGAAATGATTTGTGACATTAAACGTTCCTGTAGTTGCAATTAATGCACTAGTGTCTTGTGGGTCAACTACCTTAACAAAAATAGGTGTTCCCTCAGAAGTCAATGTAAAATTAGTTCTATTGATTCTATCTCCATTAATTGAGTTGTAGAATTTCAAGTCTACAGATTCTTGAATATTTCCATACTCTAGTGTTGGTGGTGTATTTTGAGTATCTAAAATATCATAGAAGCACTGAGTGAATGCTGAAATAACTATATTTTCCGATGAATAGGCAGAATCTGGATAGAACTTAAGTTCTAAGTTTGATCCAGAATTATTTCCACCAAATGTTCCTATGCCGATTGCAGTATCAAATGTTGTTATTCCACTAACACTTAACAAAGCTGATTGTTGCAAATAAACATCACTATTGTCCTGTAACATCATAATTTGATGAACAGATTTTGTAGATCCTATGCTAACCTCTACAAGAGATTTTACAGAATTAAATAGTGTCTTATCTAATGAAACTACAGTTGCTATTCCAATTCCTGCAGTAAAATCTGATTTATAGATAGCAGATCTTTCAGACCCTTCTGGTTGCCTATCCAATCTAAATCTATGAGTTCCAATTCCAGACGTAGTTGTTCCAAATCCAACAACTCTTGCTCTAAAAGTATTGTTGTTGGAAGAAGTGTTAGTGTAATTTAATGATAAAACTCCACCAGAAAGATCGGCACCAAAAGATCCTATAAAGTTATTTGAGAAACTTGATGTTTCTTCACTATCAAAATAGTATTCTGAGAGGTATGTATTTGATCCATCAGATGATACATACAATTCAACAAAATTCATGTCATTAGAAACATCATCAATGATTTGTACATTCGCATACAAAGATTCAAATTCTGTATTATCGAATGATGCGATGGTTCCAGTTGCTCCTGAAGTTGTTACACCAGTGGAACTTACCAAATCGATAAATCCTATCGAGGTTGTGCCAACGCCAGAAACAGAATCCATAAATCTATTTCTTACAATCTTTAGATCATAGTCTGTATCATAAGCATCCTCAGGAATAAATCTTAAATAACTGTCATTAAATTCATCTACTACTATGGACAAATCACCATACTGCTCACCTGGAATGTGAGATGTTGTTCCAGATCCAATATTGACAACTCCACCCTTTTCCACAAGGAAAGTATTAGATCCATCATTCAATACTACTACTTCGGAGAATTGTACTTCGCTATTATTGGTATTTGTAATTCTAACTAAAAGATTTTCAAAAGTAATTGAGGAATCTAACTTAAAGAGATTTAAGAATTCACTAGGACTATCCTCAAAATATGAGAACTGATCGCTGATATTGTCTATCGCAAGAACATCATTTCCAATGTTGTCAGTATAGTCCGTCAGCTTTGTATTTAATAATTTTAAATACTTAGAATTTCCTTCAGAATCAACATCAATATCTTTTACAAAATCAAAGTCATAAATTGTATCAACTCTAAGGTCACCTACAAAATCACGAACCACAGTTGTTCCATCAATTCCAAAAAGATCTGATGCATCTGATGTGGAAGTTATACCTGTGTCAGCAAAATCTTTCAGTCCACTAGTATGAAGAAGAGGTTTGATTGATTTTTCTACTTCTTTATATTCTTTGCTACTCTTTATGGAGTATGAGAGATTTTGATAGTAATCGTTATTAGGAATTACTTGACTATCGAAATTTAGTTTCCCAGTTTCATTGGTCCAACCAGAATTTTTGGGAATGGAATAATTAACATTAAAAGTTCCAGAATTTTTCTCTATCTCATTAATTGTTGCTATGGTTCCTGATGATTTTCCTGTTATTATTTCGCCAACTGATAATTCATAACTTCCAGAAACCTTTAACCTTGTTCCATCATAACTAAAAACAAATAAATCTCTCTCTATTTGGTTAGAAACTAATTGTTCTCCAATACTGAAATCTAATCTTTTTTGAGTTGTCTCAAATGTTGGATAATCATTAAACTTTATCAACGAACCAAAACTTCCCGATGAAGTCTTAGCGATACCTGTGTTAGTAGTCAATCCACTATTGGCAACACTTGACAAGTCAAACACTACTTTGTGATATGGGGAATCTTCAATATAACTATCGACAACAAAGAATTTGTATTGATAATCTTCAGAATTAAATCCAGATCCACTGGAATTAAATTTTTCTATACCCTCAACAAAAACTTTATCACCTGAAGCAAATGGGAAGGTACTAAATCCTAGTGGAGGAACGGTTATAGCACAAGTGAATATTCCAGTAGAACTGGATTCAACTCTCTGAATACTTATTCCATTGGTATTATTAATAGTAATAATTTTAACAGAAGATTCTGGAAGACCCTTTGGAGTATCTTGTATTTCTATTCTTTGTATAGATTCGCCAACTACAATGGCGTTCAAAACTCCAGAATTAATTTTTTCTCCTGTTATTGGATTTACAATAATAACATCTGGTGATTGTGTATAACCACTACCACCACTTTCGACCAGAACAGACTCTAATGTATTTGAATTTATTGTGGTAATATTTGGTGGTATAAACGCGGTTGGTCTTAAGGTTGGATCAAAAGAATATTCAAACTCTTCATTTATAATTCTCAATTCTTTCACATTGCCAACAGAATTTGATTTTGCTAACAAGTAAGCATCTTTACCATTTGAAGAAGTGATGTCATTAACTATTGGTAATTTTTCGTATCCATATCCACCAGAGATTATTCTTAATTTATCAATTCCACCTGTTGCAGTGGTAGATGATGTCGTATATTTTAGATCATCACATTG